TGCCAGCTTCAGCAGCAGTTCTGGATTGAACGAGACGCGCGCGACGCGCGACGATGTCGCAGGCGCCTTCCAAATTTGGTCAACTGGGGGGAATCGCAAAGACTGGTCGGATGCCTGGAAGATTTTACCTTCGCTGGTTACGCTTTCTTTGTTCGCGACAATCTCCGGAAGTGGCCCCTTAGCCTTCGCTCGAATCTGGCAGGCCTTCGCAGGGAGTTGGAGTGATTCTCCGCACGCCAGCGAGTGGCTGGCAGGATCGATTCGCGCGACGGCAAGAGCTCTTCCATCGGTAGCTACCGCGTACGCGGCGCTGGCTCCGGCAGGCCGGTGCACAAGTACGCTATTCATGGCGTAGCGGTGCGCATCGCTGGCGCACACTGTGCCGATTCTCGAAGGAAGGGCGACGCGAGTAACGGTGGCGATGGTGGTAACGGGGGCGGTAAAGGTTGTCATTGTGGCTCCAATTGACTTGGGGTGAAAGTGAAGCCGCGCGAACGTCGCGCGGGGTTTGGTTAGGTGTTGGCCGGCGCCGGCGTGCGATCTTCGATTAGGTCGCGCGTACGTGCCATTTCGCCATCATGCCAAATAGAGATAGATTGAAGCGCTGCGAGATTCACGGCGCGCGCGTCGATGCGCTCGAGGATTCCCGGGATAGCCTTACGCGCGGCGCGCGTCGACGCGTACCAGGTGCCGTCGCCGGGATAATCGCGAACATTCCCCGCAATATCGAATACTACTACGCGCATTCCGCGGGTCCCCTCCTTCGATTCAATGCCGCGCGATTCGACCAGCACGTATAACGTGCCGTTCGCTGCGGTCTCTGTGTGGGTGATTCTCGAGCGGAAATAGCGCAGGGTATCGGGGTCGACGTAGTGCGATCGACCATCGAGGTTCTTCTGTGCGTCGATGTCGGGATACATTGACGCGCTACAGTATGGGTGCAAGTTCATGGTGCCGGCTCCTGGTTCGGGTTTCTGTCTGCGGCATCGTTGCCGCTGTGGGATTCTGCATTGTATATCGGCTCGTGCAAGCCGGAACATGAGAGAATCCGAAGATTTTTTTCAGTCTGCGCCCGGATTCGTTCGGAGTTTGTTCGCCCTAACGCACGTTAGGTGTTTGTTCGGCCTAACAGATCCCGAACAGCTTGCCGTGAGGGTGCGCCGATGCGCTGGCGCGCCGGGCGTCGCGACCGTTCCCGGTTGTCAATCTCACGCGCCGCGCGCGCAGTGCGGCGCCGGCGCGTCGGCATGCTGCAAGGGTTTCAGGGTCTCGGGGGGGGAGTGTGTCTAGGTCGTGCATGGCGTTAGGCTCCTTCGGTTCGGGGTTCGGGTTAGCGAGTCGATGCCTCTGCGGCTAGTTCGGCGCGGCGTGCGGACCATTCGGCCCGGCGCCTGTACTGCTCGGCCTGTTCTGCGGTATCCGCGTGTGCGGCACGATCCGCAAACGTGACGGCGTTATGCGCGTACACTCGCGCGGTATGAGCATGGCACACGTAGTTTGTGCCGCGCCAGGATGGGAGCTTGCACGGCCTATATCCGCGGATCAGGTGCGAGACACGAGAGGCGGCGCGGTGAGCAAGGGCGGCGTGCATTTCAATCGACATGGCGTTTCCTTTCTTGTCTGTCGGTCCTGCGCCACGTTGGCGCTGTAGGATCATACAGGAAGGTGCATTCAATATCGACCGATGCAAGGCGCGGCGCGAAAGATTTCTACAATTTCTTTCCGTCCTATATCTCGCGCCGATTCACCAGATTCTTTCATCCGATGCCGAGCGTCGTTACAGTAAACCGATGCCGAGCGTCGTTACAGTAAACCGATGCCGAGCGTCGTTACAGTAAACCGATGCCGAAGTCTTTGACGATTCGTCGGCGCCGATTCTTCGGAAGAGTCGTTAGGGTTCCGTTCGGTCGGGGCTTGTTAGGGTCGATAACTGCGACCCGTACAGACACCTAACGAGCTGGTCGGCCATGCCGTCGGCACGGCACGGCACGGCGCGGCGCGGCGCGGCGCGGGCCGACAGCCGCCCGCAATCCATCACGCGCGCGCGAGAGGATCGGCGCGGCGCGGCGCGGGCCGACAGCCGCCCGCAATCCATCACGCGCGCGCGAGAGGATCGGCTCGGGTAGGCGCACCGCGTGGTGCCCGCGCATCATGTCGGCGCAAGCGGCCCCGAGGCCGGGCGGCGCGGCATCGGCGGCAAGGTTCGCCCATTCAAACCACAATCGTACATTTATTTGTTGCGCGTAAGTGCTTGTAGCGCCCGCATATGCGCGAATACGGACCGAATTCGCTGTAGAATCTATCATGTATCGACTTGCACGGGTCGATATAGAGTGTACATTCCCACTATCGCGGCGCGAAGCCGCAGAAACGGAGCCACCCATGTTTGCATTGCTTGACTTGGACCTGACCGAAACCCGCCAGCACATCATGGACCGCATCGCGTCCTCCGACTGCGGCCACATGCCGCCTGAGATCGCCGTCATCCGATTCTCTGCGATCACGTCTCCGATCGTCCGCCGGCGCATCGAGCGCCGTCTTATCACGATGGCGCGCGAAGCCGCGGCGGATGGCTACTGCGCCCCGCAGGATCGCCGCATCCGAGCCGGCGTCCGTGTCGCGGGCGACGGCGCGATCGAAGCGACGATCCGCCACAATGGCGAGCACGTCGTCGTCGTCGTCGGCCTTGACGTGATCGGAGCTGGCAGCGGCCCCGAGGCGCTGCGCCTTGCCGCCACCGAAAGCCTCTGGCGCATCTGGGTCGCGCAAAGCGCGATCGACTCTGACTCGGCGCGACGGATCGCTGAACGCATTCGCCGGCAGTCGCGGCTGACCGAGAATCGGCGCGGCATCCTCGAGCACGCCGCGACCGTGCCAGGCACGCCCGAGCACGGCGACTGGTCGTCATGGCGCCAAGCGTCGGCGCGCGCCGAAGGCCAGCGCCTCGACGCCGTGCGCGAGATCAACCGCATCGCGGCGCGCCGCGCGGCCCTTGCCGCCGAGCCCGCCCCGTGCGAGTGCTGCGGGGTCCGTCCGCAGGCCATTCCCGCCGGCGACTGCGGCGGCGGCGTCGTCATCTGGTGCGAGGAATGCCATCGGGACGGGGGTGCACAATGACCCGATCCCGCATCATCATCGCCCGATATCCCGGCGTCGCCATCGACGGCACGATCGTTCACAAGGGCCGCGAAATTTTGTGGTGCGGACGGACGCGGCGCGTCCTGACCGCCTGCCCGAATCGCATCGCGGAATGGCGAGACGGTAGCGGGCCCGACGCGATCGACATGGCGCACGAGGACGCCTGCGCCCGGGCCTGCGGGATGGATTCTCTCTCCGCATTTGGCCGAGACTGACCGCCGATCCTCCGCCAAGGCCCGCATGCGACGCGGGCCCTCAGCGGGCGACCGTCGCCCAAAACGGACCGCATTCCCTACAGGAGCCCGACCCATGAAGACTCTTCCCCGCGAAACCGCCATCGGCCTCACGATCGCCGAGTTCAACCAGCGCAATCTCTCCGAGCGCATCGACTGGCTGGGGCATTGGCCCGTGATCGAACGCCGCGCGTCGTGGCTCACGGGTCGTCGCTGCGGATGGCGCATCATTGGCGTATACGATTCCGAGTCCCTCACTCGCGAGGGGTGCGTGCCTGTCCACGCAAGCCTCGATGGCCGGCGCGTCACGCTTGCCGAAGACGACGACTGCCCCGACTGGTTCACGACCGCCCGCGCGGCCAAGTGGGAATGCTGGGGCCGCGCGGCGAAGGGGGGCGAGCGATGATCCTATCCGTATTCGACTGTGCATGGCTTGCATTCTCACTTGTGCTATTCACCGTAGGCGCCCTTGCGCCAGTTTGGAGCCGAAATGACGACTGATCCCATTCGAGAGCAACCTACAAAGCGCACACAGTTGACGAGCGTTTGCATTGCCGCGAGGCATGGAGTCGATCGCCGGCTGCGCATCCTCGGGAGGAATTGGACCTGGCTTGCGGATCGGATGCACGCTCGAGGCATTGCCTCAGAGGCATTGATTCAGCAATGGAAGCGAGGCCGCGTGCAGCAGATCGGATGCGGGGTGTACCTTGCGATCCTTGATGAGCTGGCCGCGGCAGAAAAGGGGGGCATCAAATGAGAGGCCAAACCATTCAAGACATCATGCGCATGCTTGACCCCAACGCGCAGTTCGTGATTCGCGGGGATATCGTTGCCAAGGCATCGGATATTGCCCAAATGAGGCGCATACCAGACTGTGACAATGCTCCGATATACGCGGAATTCATGGATTCTGATTATCGGATTGTTATCGGCATCGCGCAATCGGACGGTTCTTCACACGATGCGGTTGAGTGGGCCGAGGATCAAATGCGGTATCCGGTGCTCCGATCCATTGACCGCATGGATTTGTTTGGGAACGTGATTCGCGATCTCACTGAGGAACACAATTGAAAGCGGTCATCTATCTACGTGTGTCTACCGACGAACAAGCCGAGAGCGGCTTGGGTCTTGAGTCACAGCGCGCAACCTGCGAGGCCAAGGCTCGCGACTTGGGGGCGCAGGATATCTCCGTATTCGCTGACGAGGGATTCGGCGGGTCGACGCCTGTCGCGGAGCGCCCCGGACTCACAGAGGCTCTTGAGACACTCCGCGAAGGTGACGTGTTTATTGTCGCTAAGCGTGACCGTATCGCCCGCGACTACATGCTCGCGGGCTGGGTCGATCTCGCCGTCGCGCGCGCGCGTGCCAGGCTTGTCTCCGTCGCCGGCGAGGGTACTGATTCCGATGATCCTATGAGTCGCGTCATGCGGGTCATCGTCGACGCATTCGCCCAGTACGAGCGTGACATGATCCGCGCACGCACCAAGTCCGCCCTCAAGGTCAAGCGCACCCGCAGCGAGAAAACTGGCGGCGCGGTTCCGTTTGGATACCGAGTCGTCTCAACTGAGATTTACATGCGCGGCGACAAAGTTCGCAAGCGCCATAAGCTTGGTCCCGACGCGGGAGAGCAGGAAGCGATCCGCAGGATGAGAGAACTTCGAGCGCAGGGACTAGGGTGGCGCGCCATCGCAAGCTGCATTTCGGAATCAGGTATCCGTGGCCGAGGTTGCCGATCTCTCGGTCATATGACAATCAAACGGATTCTTGAATCAGACCGAGAACTTCCGTCCGCAGTCGGGGCATCGGTAGATGCGTGCGGCGGGTGATGGCTTCAGAAGCTCTCGACCCGATTCCGTGACCCTGTAATCACCGAATCCGCCTTTTGCAAGGTATCCAAGCGCAACCAGTCGCCGCATTGCCGCGTTGACGCTGGAGCGATTCCGCTTCAGTTCCTCTGCAATGTCTGCCTGCGATGCGCCGGGATCTCGCGCAACTCGAACGAGGATCTCCCTCAATACTGTCGTGAATCGTGGCATGTCATTCTCCATACTGGACTACTGTGATTCGCGCTCCGGGCATTTCACCGAAGTCTGCGTAGAATTTTCCTTTGTGTACAAGAAACACTTGAGCGTCATCGACGTAGATGCCAGCCTTCTTGAGCGCGTCAAGGACTGCCTTCTCAAGATTGTCAATGTCAGGCTTGGCGAGGTGAGGAACGTCGCAGAGTGTAATAGTGTCTCGGCGCTCGAGGCGCTTTGGTCGCGGCATCAGAAACACAAGACCAACTTCTACTCCGGTTCCAATGGGCAGGGAAGCGCCTTCCATAGCCTGTAATGCGGCGCGAGAGACTTCAGCCTTCCATTCGTTCGCGGTTCCAGGCGTATAGATGATCGGCCTCCATCCGCCGCCGCGCGCCGCCTTGATTCGCGGCTGCGCCTTGGGGATTCCTAGCACAGAGAAGTTCCACTCATTGATTCGATTCATCCCGGCTCTCCATACGAGCGATCTTTCGCTCCAGCGTCTCGAGAATCCGCCGGCATCGAATCATCTCGTCCAGAAGTATCCGGACGCAAGTTGACTTCAAGGGTTTGCCCGTCTCTACCGATGACATCGCTGAAACCACGGCTCGGTTGATTTGTGCCACCCGCTCCTCGTATTTCATTACGCTCCTCCGTATTCGCGCGAGCCTTTTGTGTCGATATGATCTTCTTGATTCTCGCAGTCTGCTCTGGGTCAAGCTGCCCAGAAATGCTGGTTGGCTTTCCGGAATCAAGCCGTTCAATCCGATCAAGTTCGACAGCAATGGCGCGATTGTCCGCTGCAAGAAGTCGAAGAATCTCTGCCGCCTTCATCGCGTCCTTTATTCGTCCAGACTCTTCTGCAATCTCCATGAGCCTCATCACGCGCGCCGCAAGGCTCTCGACGCCATCCGGCATCAGGAACGGCTTGATGTGCCCATGCGCGAGCATCTTCTTGTAGACGGACAGATCGGAGCCAGACTCCGGGAGCCACAAGTTCATGGGCTTTGGAGCGGAAGCCATACCCATCTCTCCTGCCGATTCCCGCGGATGGTCAGCAACGGGGCGATCGGATGGCCTAGTCGAATCAGGTACACGATCGACGCCCGAACTGCGGCTCCGAACTTGACCCGTCCGATCACGTGGTCGATCTCGCCCCGCGTCGCCAGCCAATGGAGAACCTCGAGGTCGCGCGGAGTCTCCATGCCCGTCAGCTTTACCGTGTCTGGCCATTCAAATTCCTCCGGCTTTCGGAATCTCCAACGAGTTCCCTCCACTCTCTCATGGAGCCACCGTGATTCAGCACTTCTCTCGCGTCCTTCAGCCCCATCGGGGGAAGCACCATCCGGACGGAGTTCACCGACCCACGAAGCGTCCGGGTCAAAGCTTCGGCCCCGTCTACGCCGGGTCCGTCTGCGTCGGCCACCACGATCACGTCCATGTTCATCGTCCATCTCTTGATCTCCGTCTCCGATCCACGGCACGCGGGCCTTCCGATTGCGTTGATCCCCATGTCCAGCATGGCGGCGCAATCGGTCGGTCCCTCGACCACCCATATCTCCTCCCGTGGTCCTCGGAGTCGCTCTGCCGGGATGAATATGCCGCTGCGCGATCCCTTGATCGCGAGCTTGCGGCCATCATCGAAACGAGTCCGGAACCCGACGATCTCCTCGCGAAAGTCCCGCATCGGAAACGTCCACGCCGACCCGTTCCATCCAGCTCCGAGACGCTCGAGCGACCGAAGTGAAAGCCCGAGCGAAAGGGCGAGTAGGCCAAGCCTTGGCCCTCCTTGGCGGACAAACTGCGTCTGCATTCTATCTGCGCCCTCAAGCGGCCTTCGCTCCTCAACAGGCCTGCTGAATCGGAGTCCTTCGGGAATAGCTCCTCCAGTCGAATGCCACCATCCAGCGCGCCCAACCACCTTTGGGCTTTGAACCCGGGGACAGATGGCGATCTCACGATCTGGATCGAAGAGACACCACGAGTCGTGGCCGCAGACCGGACAGCGCATCGAACGGGTCACTCGCCTTCCGGAGAACACGACCTCGCCGGTGTCCTGGTCAAGTAGGTTCATTTTCGGTTACCTTTCCTGCGCTGATACTCAGACCGCTGCTTCGGAGATTCGATGGTTCGATGCCATTCCTTCATGTCTGCGATCCATCGGAGCGCCGTTGACTCCCACCGATCTCTGGGCACGCTCCGCAGAGCGAGAGATTCAAGCCCAAGCCTCACGCTGATGCAATATGACGGCTTGTACGGTCGTCTCATTTACGCACCGCCTTCCGCATCTCCTCGATGGTCGTCAGCCATTCAACGGGGACCGTGAATATCCACGCGCCCTGCACGATCTTGCCCGACTTGTCGATCGGCTCGATCAGTACGCACTCGCGTCCAGCCGTCGTCTCGTTGAGCGTCGAGCAGACGCGGGCGCGAAGGTACACGATGTCATCCGACTTCATTCATCGCCTCCCGCGCGCATGGCCCACGACTGGTTGAACGCCTCGCTCTCGTCGCGAATCTCGGCGACACACCCGGCGTAGCCAGCGATGTCGGTCAGGTTGTCGCGCTTCGGCGCGTGCTGCTCGCGGGCGCACTTGTCGAGCACCATGATGATTCCCCAGTCGGAGGGCGTGAGCGGCTCGCGGAGCTTGTGCGCGAAGACGGCGTTGACCGCGCCGACCGTGCGGGCGAAGTGATCGCGCGGGGAACCGTATGACGCGCCGCGCTCGCGCGTGGCTTGGATGGCGTCGAGCAGGAGGCGTTCGCGCTCGGTCATGGCTTCCGCTCCTTGGCCTCATAGGCCGCGATCCTCTCACCGATCCACTCCATGCAGTTCACGGCCATGCTGTTGCCGAGCGCCTTGTAGCGCGGGCCGTCCGGGCATTGATCGGCGGGCTTCTTGCGCCACGGGATCAGCGTGTAGTCGTCGGGGAACGCCTGTAGCCGCTCGCACTCGCGCGGGGTGAGGCGGCGCACGGTCATCGGCAACGAAAGCGAGACTCCTTGCCCCATCATATGCGTTGTGACTGTCGGGCCGTTCTCCACTTCCTCGCCCATGCTGCGGCTGTTCGGTGGAGCCTTGGGAATGAATCCAATCGCGTGGGCAACAGGAATGATCGGCGTCCCTCTCCCTGTGCCATCCTCGCTTGCGTCGAAGCCCTCGCCGCGCAGGGCGTGGGCGACGGCCGGCGGCGACGGAATCCCGAGTCCGCTGCCGACCTTGACGGCGGGCGACACCTCAGGCTGCTGGTTCACGCCGTGCGAGCCGTCTGTGCTGTAGAAGCCGTGGGCCTGCATCACCGTCGGCCCCGATGCGTTGACGCTGCTGCCGGGCGTTCCCATCGTTGCAGCGACATCGCCCGTGATCGCGTGGTTGTACATGTCCGTGCCGATGGCAACGCACGGACGCTGATCGTCCGCGCCGCGACCCGCGCTGCACTTCAGCGTGGGAAACACCTCTTCGTTCGGCCCAGCTCCTGCGCCGCGCTTGAGGTTGCCGGGGCTGAAGGCAACGGCCTGCCGATTGTTTCCTCCACCGCCCCCCTCAAGCGTGCATGCGACTTCCTCCTGTGCGCCGATGCTTCGCGCTGCTGCGGATTGACCGGGCTTGAACGCCACCGCGTGCGTGTCCCGCTCCCCCGTGTCGAAGGCGTTCAGCGTGTTCGCCTGTTCCGCCTCGACCCACGACTCGTCGTCCGTCGTGGACTGCGCGCGCTTCGACTTGCGGAAGGGGACGGCGACGGCATGCGGCCCACGCGCCACCATCGACGGCATCGCGTCATCCTCGCGAATCACGGGATCGTACTGCGCGTTCTCGCCTTGGTTGAACGCCGCACGGTCGATGACGATCGGTTGCAGCACCGCGCCCAGGTTGTCCTTGTCCGGCATCCGCTGCATGCCGTTGGCGTTTTGCTTGGTCAGGGTCGCGGCGCAGTCGCTGCCGTCCCACCACTGCCCTGCGCCAGCGCCATCCGCAGCATCGGCGGTAGCGCCTTCCCGCGACGCTCGGCCCTTCTGAGAATCCCGCTGCACGCTTTCATGCTCAACAAGTACTGCGGCGGCAGCGGCCGAGTCTCCAAGACATCCGACAACGAACACACGCCGCCTGCGCTGCGGGACGGCGCGTGGATGCCGTTGTGTTCGCACCCATTGAGCGTCCAGCACCCTGTAGGCCCACCCATACCCCAGTTCCCCCAGCGCCCCGAGGAAGGAACCAAAATCCCTTCCTCCGTCGCTTGACAAGACACCGGGGACATTTTCCCACACAACCCATCGAGGCCGTAAACGCCGAGCGATCTCAAGGTAGGTAAGCATGAGTCCTCCGCGTGGGTCTGAGAGTCCCTTGCGGAGTCCTGCGACGCTGAAGCTCTGACATGGGGTTCCTCCGACGAGGAGGTCGATGTCTCCGGGCTGAAGAGGCCAAGTTGCATGGTTCGTCATGTCTCCCAGATTGGGGACTTGGGGGTAGTGGTGCGCGAGGACTGCGGACGGGAACGGCTCGATCTCGCTGAACGCAACGGGCGTCCAGCCGAGCGGATGCCAGGCGACGGTGGCGGCTTCGATTCCCGAGCAGACGGAGAGGTATCTCATGGCTTCCGCTCCTTGAGGCTCATCAGCACCGCGCCGACGCGCTGCGGCGTGCAGATCACGGAGTCCTTCGCTTGCACAGATCGGCTGACATCGGTTTCGTTCCACTCAACCATGATGAAGTCGCCTTCTGAGTCGGCGACGATGATTATGGTGCGAGCGTTTGCGATGTTGATCGCGGTCGGGTTGCCGTCGTCATCAAGTCCGCAAAGGAACATCATGCACCTCCATTCTGCACACGACCATCGGTCGCGTGCGGCGCGTCGAAGCAGTCCCAGCCGCGCTCGGCGGCGACCTGCCTCTTGAAGGTAGGGTTGACACGAAGATCAGCCCTCAACTCGCATATCTCCCGCCGCGCCTCGTCGCGCTCGGCGGTGCGCTGCGCGAGTTCGACTGCTAGAGCGACGCGCTCGACCTTCTCGGCGTTGAGGTCGCGCTCAAGTGTGCGGGCGACGCATGCTTCCACGAAAGACCCGCTGCGAAGACCAACACCGCTGTTGTAGAAGTGCTCCGTGACCGCGTCCGTTCTCGGTGTGTCGCTCACAGATTCACCTCCTTCGCGCGGCGGATCGCGGCGATGGCCAACTGCGCCGCCTCATCCACCGAATTCTTTGTCGCGTTCGACTGAGATCGCGAAACTGCGAAAGCCGCATGCCCAGCGGCACTAGCGGCGAACGCTTCTGCCGCCGCGTTTGCTGCGTTCCACG